CATTGTTTGAGGCAGCTCCATCAAACAACATTAACGCAACAAGCGGTATCGACAAGTATGATCCAATCATGATTGGCCTAGTACGTCGTGCAATGCCTAACCTAATGGCTTATGACATCTGCGGCGTTCAGCCAATGACAGGCCCAACAGGTTTGATCTTTGCAATGCGTTCTACATATAATGGTGCTACTGATACACGTGCTAATACTTCAACTCGTGTTGAAGCATTGTATAATGAAGCTAACACAGCATTCTCTGGTACTGCAGGTTCAGCAACAGGTTCAAATCCTGTTAGCGGTACTTACACAACAGGTCAAGGTGTTGCTACAGCAACTGCTGAAGCTATGGGCACTTCTGGTGGTCAAGCATTCAACGAAATGTCTTTCTCAATTGACAAGACAACAGTTACTGCAAAATCACGTGCATTGAAGGCTGAGTACACAGTTGAATTGGCACAAGACTTGAAGGCTATTCACGGTCTTGACGCTGAAGCAGAATTATCAAACATCTTGTCACAAGAATTCATGTTTGAAATTAATCGCGAAGTTATTCGTACAATTTACAAAGTTGCTAAGCCAGGTTCACCTGCAACAGCATCTGCTGGTACATTCGACTTAGACGTTGACTCTAATGGACGTTGGTCTGTTGAGCGCTTCAAAGGTCTATTGTTCAACATTGAACGTGATGCTAACCACATTGCACAAGACACACGTCGTGGTAAAGGTAACTTCATCGTTTGCTCTGCAGACGTTGCAAGTGCATTAGCTATGTCAGGTGTTCTAGACTACGCTCCAGCTTTGAGCACAGGTCTAAATGTTGACGATACAGGCAATACATTCGCCGGTGTTCTAAACGGACGTTACAGAGTTTACATTGATCCGTATTCAAGCAACTTGGGTGCAGCAAGCCAGTTCTACATGGTTGGTTATAAGGGTTCTTCTCCTTATGACGCAGGTATGTTCTACTGCCCATATGTTCCTTTACAAATGGTTCGTGCAGTTGATCCTAACAGCTTCCAGCCAAAGATTGGCTTCAAGACACGTTATGGTTTAATTGCTAACCCATACGTTACTTCTAGCGATAGCTTATCTGATGCAGATGCATCTTCATTCACAGCTAACCGCAACCAATACTATCGTCGTACACAAGTGTTGAACTTGATGTAATTCGATATTATCGATTAAGCCGGCAAAGATCGGTACTTCTAAAGGGGGGCTTAGGCCCCCCTTTTTTGCCTTATAAATATAATAACGGAGGATAGAAATGTATACTGCAAATGTAAATGTAGCAAAGCAAAATTATGCAAATTCATTACCCACGACTTATGATTATCTAAGACCGAATGCTTTCCGCTTTTCTGTTAAGGATATTCCAAATGTATCGTTTACCTGTCAATCAGCTAATTTGCCCCAGCTTGCATTAGGTTTTGCGTCACAACCTACCCCGTTTACTGACATTCCACGTATCGGTGATAAACTAGAATTCGGAGAGTTTACAATTAGATTTTTGATATCGGAAGATATGTCCAATTATTTAGAATTATACAATTGGTTAGTGGCTTTAGGTTTTCCTAAAGATTATTCACAGTTTGGCGCGTTAATAAAGAACAGACCCAGTAGATTCCCGTTTAAAGTGAATCAACGGGGTGAATCTGAAGTTTTGGCATACTCGGATGCAACTTTAACGATTTTAGACTCGACAAATACACCTAAAGTAAATATAATATATAAGGATATATTCCCAGTCTCATTAGAAGGACTGGATTTTGATATTGCATCTGCCGGTGTGGAATATTTTACCGCAATTGCTTCTTTTAAATATACTTTGTTTGAAGTGGAGCGACTTTAATTAATATGGAGATTTTATGGCTAACAACAATAACCCTGGACTGAAGAACATTCCAAAAATTCCGGTTCCTAAGTTTAACAAAACCCCGGTCGCTGCCGCGGCACCTCCTGCAGCTCAACCTGGGCAATTGCAGATCAATATTGACGATTTGCGCAAAGAAAGAATCTTTGTAGCCACACCTTGTTATGGTGGCATGCTTACAGAGGCATATTTCCGTTCAATGGTTCGTACATTGACATTCTTCAATCAACATCAAATCCCATTGGCGTTTGGTACTATTGCAAATGAGTCTTTAGTTACTCGTGCTCGCAATGTGTTGGTTGCATATTTCCTTCAAAGCAATTACACTCGTTTGCTCTTTATTGATGCTGACATTGAGTTTCAGGTTGAAGACGTTCTGAAATTGATTGCTCACAACAAAGAAGTTTGTGTTGGCGCATATCCTAAAAAGGGTGTGAACTGGCAACGTATTAAAGAAAGCATCGTCTCTAGACCAGGCCAGGATATTTCTGATAGAGATATTGCAGCTGCTGGTTCAGACTATGCGATTAACTTTAAGTTTATCAATCGCGATTCAAAGCAAATTGCTATTGAAAATGGCGTAATTAAATTACACGATGGAGCTACAGGCTTTATGATGATTAAGCGTGAAGCAATTGATAAAATGATTGCAGCATATCCTGAGTTGAAGTACAACAATGATTTAAATACTCCTCCAGATTTGCAAGACTTTTTCTATGCATTCTTCGACACTATGATTGATCCTAAAGACAGACGTTATTTGTCTGAAGATTATACATTCAGCAGACGTTGGCAAGATATCGGTGGAGACATTTGGCTTGATCCAACAATCTCATTGAATCACTATGGTTCATTTAATTTCCAGGGCAACCCTGCTCAAATTATTCAGATTAGTCCTCAGTAATGAAGTTATCTGACCTGCAGGAAATGTGGGCAGATGATTGTAAGATTAATGAAACTAATCTCGGACATGAATCTGCTCGCACACCTTTATTACATTCTAAGTATTTGAATTTTTTATCATCTACTCGGCTTAACCTACGCAAAGCAGAGTCTGAATATCTAAATCTTCGCAGAAAGAAATACAAGTATTACAGGGGAGAAATGTCCCAGCTTGAATTATCTGATGAGGGTTGGACTCAATGGCAAGGCAACAAACCATTGAAAAATGAGATGGACGAATTTTTGCAGGTAGATGCTGATTTAATTTTACTACAGGACAAAGTAGAATACTTTAAAACTGTTATGTATCAATTAGAACAAATTATAAGATCTTTAAACAGTAGAACATGGGACATTAAAAATAGTATTGAGTGGTCTAAGTTCACAAACGGTATGATGTAATGTCCGATAAAATAAGCGTAAGAAAAAAGAACGAAGTATACCTACAAGTTGATACTGAACCTTCAATTGCTCAAGAACTAAATGACCATTTTTCATTTGAAGTTCCTGGAGCAAAGTTTCATCCATTATATAAATCTCGTATGTGGGATGGTCGCGTTCGTCTTTTTTCTATGTTTACAAAAGAGCTTTATATTGGTCTAAAAGATTACTTAGAACATTTTGCACAAGAACGTAATTATGTTTTTGATGATTCTCAGTATGAAAAAACTGCAGATGCTTGCACTATAGATGAAGTAAAAGAATTTGTTAAAAGTTTAAATATTGCATCCAAAGGGCAACCTCTTGACATAAGAGAGTATCAAATTGAAGCAATACATAAAGCTATAAATGATGGCAGGCGTTTATTGTTGTCTCCTACTGGTTCAGGCAAATCCTATATTATATACTGTTTGATTCGTTGGCACGAATTAAGAGGGAGAAGACAATTAATTCTTGTTCCTACTACATCGCTGGTTGAACAGATGTATTCTGATTTCCAAGATTATTCTAGTATTAATAATTGGAAAACCTCTGAGCATTGCCATCGTATTTACGGCGGGCATGAAAAGTCTAATGAGTATGATGTAATTATTAGCACTTGGCAATCTATCTATAAATTGCCTAAACAATTCTTTGCAGATTTTAAAGCAGTCTATGGAGATGAGGCACATTTATTTAAAGCTAAATCTTTAACAGGGATTTTAAATAAAATGCCAGATACTCCTTATAGAATTGGAACTACTGGTACGTTAGACGGCACACAAACACATAAGCTAGTTCTTGAAGGAATGTTTGGCCCCGTTTATAAAGTCACAACAACTAAGAAATTGATTACAAGTAAAACTCTTGCTGACTTGCAAATTTATAATCTTGTTTTGGATTATCCGGATGAAGTTAAAAAGGCCCTTAAGGGAAAAACTTATCAGGAAGAAATGGACTTTATTGTTGGATATGAGCCTCGCAATAAATTTATCCGAAATCTTGCAATCAAACAAACGGGCAATAGTTTAGTTCTATTCCAATATGTTGAGAAGCATGGTAAAATGCTGCATGAGATGATCCAATCCAAAGCAGAAAACCGAAAGGTGTTTTTTGTTTATGGCGGAACTGATACAGAACAACGTGAGGAAATTCGTCGATTGACAGAATCCGAAAAGGATGCTATAATAGTGGCTTCATACGGAACT